AACATGTTCAAGCCATTCATTGGTGCCATCCGTACAATTTTCTGCATGAATGATAAAAGGTGCATCTTTATAATAACTATTCTTTCTAACTGAATGAATAGCTAACTTTAAATAAGGTAAATTATTATATGTCGATATACAAAATGTTAATGGTGCAATCATATTATACTTTAATTAATTGACTCGAATTATAAGTTTTTTCACCTAATCCGTCAACTATACTGATATTAAGTTCATCACAAATTTGTTTTTCAGGAATTTCTGTGGCAAATCTATCGCCGCCCTTCGTAAATACTATCTCTGAATCAGAATCAGATTGTTTAATTAAATCATATACTAATTTGATTGAATTACATACTGTTGTATCAGTGTCAATTGACATAATTGCTACATCTACATATTTAATAGATTCAATTATATTGATTCGAAACGTTTCATCTTGAAATGATTTAGTTCCGCGTTTTAATTCTGCTTGTAAATCATTGTTAACAATGACCCATAATTTATCAACTAATTGTTTTGATAAACGTAAACAATCAATATGTCCTGGATGTATTGGATTAGCATACATCGATGTTATAGCATGTTTCATATTATAAAGTGTCGTAATAATTATTTTGTCGGATTTGTCGTTCAATTGTTTTTGGATGCAATAAACACCATTCTGTTTCTGTTGGTAAGTGTGCTATAGTTTCATATCCCGTCAATGTTTCATGTACTTTATTTTGCCATTTTATTTCTGGAGTGTTTCGATATACACGCCATTGGTAATCTGGAAAATTAATCCATCCATGTTCATTAACAGCCCAACCCCATTGTTGCATATGATCTTGATTCATACCAATTACTGTATTGATTCTTGGTACTCGGATTACATCAACTCGATTTGATTCTAATACTTGTGGAAGCAATCGACAAACATATTCATTAATCATCTCATCAGCATCTATCTGAAAGATATAATCGCCATCACATAAGCTTGTTAAATGGTTTTTCCAATCTGCAAAATGTCCTTGAAATTCAGCTTTATGCCAGGCAAATGATTTATTAACAGACCGATTTCGTAAAAATGATTCTATTTCTGGGTCGCCATTTTTTGAATCAAATAATACAACAACTCCATCTTGTGGTCTTTTGTGTGTTAACAAAAAATTCAATAAGCGTTGTATTTCTAAGAATTCGTTACAAACAGTAACTGCATATGTTATTTTCATACTATATTATATTAAAATTGTTGTTAATATCAAACCTTTTGTAGTTTTGGTAATTTTAACTCAACAGCTTTTGGTAACTTATCAATACCAGAATCTATAATTTCTAATACGCGGTCATATATGGTAGATACTGCCGTTTCAGTAAATGTTGAATTAACGAAGTATCTTTGACGTTTTGCTAATTCTACCCATTTTTTATAATTCTTTAAAACATCTTTAAACATGGCACTTGCATATCCGTAATCAGGTGTAAACCATTTAGCATCTCCAATTAAAAAATCATTTTGTGCTGTTTGATGAATAGGAGTCAATTGTCCTGGCAATGCACATATAAAATCTTTCTTTAAGAAATCGACTTGGCCGGAATAATGCGGAGCAATGATTGGTTTACCTGTAGTTGCAAATTCAAGTAATGGTCTTCCGAATCCTTCAGCTTTCGTAAATGATACCATTGCTTTTACTTTAGGATGATTGTACAATGCATTCATTTCAGCAGTTGTTAAATCGCCATGTAATATGTATACTGCAGGTAATCGTTCTCCTCGGAACAATGATGCAATCTGATTGATTCGATTTTGCATTTCGAAACGATCTGTTACTGCATATGTTGCGCCACTTGTTTTAAGTATTAATGCAGGTGCATCTTTTTTATTTTTAAATGTATTAAAGAAACAATGAATCATTCCTCCAATATTTTTACGATCTTCTCCAACTTGACCTTGCAACCAATGCCCTACACTTAAAAATGCTTCTGATTGTTTAATTTCATTTAATCCAGCAACTGAGGTTGTTACTGATTTATTATTGTATTGTGTTTCATCAAAATATTCCGGAATAACTTGTATATTCGTTGTTATTGATAAATTATTTCGTTTTGCTGTTTCAACAAATACTGATTTAGTAAATTGACTAGGTACAATTGTAACTTGCATTTGATTGATTTTTGCAATCCAATCTGCAGGACAAACATCTCCTTCTGTCCCAGCTGTTACACCAATATTGTATTTACCTACCGGCTGAAATTCATTTGGAACTGTTATTTGTACCCAAATGTCTGGCTGTGCTGTTAATGGAAGCGGAATAATTCTGCGTTGCCAATCCAATGGAATAGGAAAAGTAAATGGTGTGTGACCCCATGGCATTGAAAGCAATTTGATGTCCCATTCTTCTCCTCGTTTATCTATGAATTGTTTGATTACTTCGCGGGCATGATGTCCGTAACCTGATTGTGTTGCTACTGGTGATGATATAACTGCTGTTCTCATTCTACTATTCCTGTTTTTTCGTATTTTGTTTCTGTAACTTGTGTTAATGTATAACGCTTTCTTGCTATTGGTTTTGCTTCAAACAAATAATCTATCATATGGATCATTTTTTGTCCCATTTGTTGAGCCGTTAAACCATTCTTTAAAGCCCATTCTCTACCTGCATAACCCATTTCTTCACGAATCGTTTCTGGAGTATCATACCAATATCGAAATGCATCAGCTACATCTTCGAAATTTACTCGGTCGTCAAAGATATATGGAGTTGCTGGTGAACCTTGCAGCGAACGGTTACTTGGAAATACTGGTTTTACCCAATTGCCATGTTTAGTAAATTTACCGGTGTGATTTGTTGCAAATTCATTGTTGAATCTAATCCATTCCCCATTTTCATCCGTAAAACCACATTGGTCTTGTAATCCTCCGGTAACGTTATTAACAATTGGCGTTCCTGTCAATATTGCTTCAGTGGAACTTAGTCCCCAACCTTCATTGCTAGCAATATTAACTACTACATCAGCAACATTATACATTGCATTAAGTTCCTGTGCATTAACCTTTGCTTCTGAAAATAATACTTTACATTCTGGCGCTAATGTTTTCCATATGGCATTCAGATCCGTTCCGTTGTCATCTACAACTTGAGTATGCATTAAAAGTGCAACTCTAGATCTTTGATCTTCCGGTAACCCATCTACAAAATGTTTGAATGCTAAAATTACATCTCCTGGTTGTTTTCTTCTGATGTTTCGGTTATTCCAAAATACTACAAAATCAACATCATTTGCTTGTTTGATTTTTTCGTGCATTGAAACATATTGCGGATCTTTTTTATCTAATGGTTTAAATGTATTATCATTTAATCCGTGAGGAACAAATCCTGTAATGATTTCATCTGCACTAACTTCAGCACAAAGTTCATCTGATTCATCATAGTCTACAACTTTAAATCCGTTCTGCGTAAGCACTTCTCTATGAATATTGTCAGATTGCTTACTAATGCCCATAATTAAATCGCAACTACCATAAAAAGGTGCATTCCACATTGGATAGGGTAAATCATCCCAAATAGAATAATAAATAATTGGCGTTGCATATGTAGTTTTAATTTCATGTTCTAATGCATACAACCATGTCCAATATCTAGGATCCGTAAAATGGAATATTGCATCTGGTTTTTCTTGTTGAAGGATTGAAAATAAAATATTCCTATCTCCATATCCGTTCCATGCAATCAATTTAACTGATGCATCTTCTACACCTGTTTCTCGTGTAATGTCAGCTGATAAATCAAATGCTTTGCCAGCATCCGGATGATGTAGTGCTGCACCCAATTGAATCCAATCATAATGTTGTACGGTATTAAAAATGATTTCTTTGCTTATTGTGCCAATTCCCGATGGTAATCGAAAATCATCTGCTAACAATAAAATTTTCTTTTTCTTCGGCTTGTTAGTGTCGAATTTTTGTAACTTTGGTAACTCCATTTTATCCTTTATAACTTTTATATAAATATGATTATCCTAAGATAACCACCGGTTTATTAAGTTTTTTTGTTTTTGTCCATGCAGTTTGTAGCACCGGATCTAATTGCATTTCATTGGTTAATATCATCATGTAATCACATCGTTCTGCAATTAGTTTCATGCGGTGATGCAACTGACTAAAATGATAAGATTTTCCATAATATGATTCTGGCATAGCAGAGTACATGTTATATCCTGAAAAACTAGGATTATATTCTTCATATTGTATTGCAAATTCTAATGCATATTTTCTAACCATGCTATTAGCGCCTTCATTACCTCCAGCGCCTACAACTATTAATTCTTCTCCAAATTTCTTTTTGAGCATTTGCAGAGTTTCTTGAACTTTGCGTTTATTTTGCCAATTTGTATTTCCGATTACTGCTACTCGATTCATATTTTTTCACGTAAAAATTTAACACTCTTTGGCATATGTCCATACACCGTACGGAGCATTGATTCTAACAATGTTCTATTTGCTTTGCTGTTTGGATCTGGATAGTTAGTGCATAATGTATATTCTTGCGTTCCCCAACGCTTTCCACCCCAACTAGAATGATTTTCCATTTCAAATTGGTAAACATAGATATGTTCATGTTTATATCTTATTCTCGTATTCTGTTCTCTTTCGGACATCTTTCGTAATCTGTTTTAAATGGACAATATTTACAATTCTTTGCACCTTTACCTGCAACTGCATGGTAGATGCCTGCAGCATTCTTAGTGCCTTCGGCATCAAAACAATTTTCAACAAATGCATCAATTTGTTTTTGCACTTTTTTTCTAGTAACTGATCCTGCTGCTGGCCTTACAATTTGAATGCGTTTTTGTGGAAACATTGATTCTTCTATGATCTTTCGCTTAACAATGAAGAATTCAACTGTAATGTTATCTATTGGCATTCCGAATTGTTTGCTATAATAATTTTTATATGCAATCAATTGAGCCATTTTAATTGAATCTGATTTAGCGGTTGCGTTCCATCCACTACGTGATGTTTTTATATCATATATAAGTATTGTGTTGGTTTCAGTATGACGAATAACAACGTCAATAAATCCATACCAATATACTGAATTATTTTTTTCTGATGCAGGAACACATAGTTCCATTTCTATTGCAACTAACTCATAATTCTTAGTAGAAAAATATGCAGATCTTTTTTTCTTGAACCAATCCAGTATAGCAACACCATCACCATGATATTCAGCCAATTGTAATGGATTTGAAAAATGTTCATTGTTATTTTCAGCAACACATCGTAAATATTCTTCACGCAATTTATTTTTCAATATTTCCGGTAAATTCAATGAATCAGCTTTCTTAACTGATTCTGTATATAATACCGTTAAATAGTATTGCAATGTTTCGTGAAATGCTGTACCGAACACAGTATCAATGCTTGATGTGAATGCAGACAACCCATCAATATATGCTAATTTCCAATTTAATGGACATCGTTCATACATTGACCATTGCGAATATGATATTTTACGTGGGACTGTCGTTGCATCTGGCATTGACAGTTTATATATTGGACTTAGATAATTTCCTGATTTCATAACTTATTATATGAAATTACTTAGTAGTATCCAAATAATAATGTTCTTGTTCGCGAAGATATATATCAATTAAATCTTTTGTTTTAACTAAATCATTATGAAATGAACCTTTATGTCGACATCTTACAATGCGTTTAATGATATCAAATTCATAGCTATTCAAAGCCCATTCTTCTGCAAATTTATAAAGGCTATCCTTACCTTTGTAATGTGATTGTGTGTTTATTGTACTCATAATTAACATTTTAATTCGTTAACTCTACTCCTTTTTATTTCTTTTTTACCTTCTTTAGCAAAATCATTCAATGCCTTTTGAATATCAGTATCAAGTGGTGTTGTAGTTATTGTGGTTGTGCTACATACCGGAGTAGTCATTAGATCTGGAAAATTATTATTGTCATCACACGTAATTTGGTATGGAGTAATTCTAAATCCGTCTCTGTGTTGTATTGAAGGTAAAGATACTTCTGGTGTACGTTTATCAAATACCAATTTTAAATGATTTCTAATTTGAGTTGTTTGAGTTTTATTTAACTCCTTCGGATCGGCTATTTCCATGAATCCTTGTAACCAGTATACGAATTGTTCTGCTGTCATTTTATTCCTTTTAATAGTTTCTTTTTGTCGCCTTCACTATAACCATATAAGGTTAAGATGCGTTCGCATTGCATTTTATCCATTAAATCTAAATAATCTGTTGCTTCTGTTCGACTTACCTGATAATGCTCTGCAATTTGTGCGACTAAATCTTTTTCATATTTATCTGCAGATTTGCCTTTTATATATTTTGCAAATGCTTTGTTAGTTGGCAGTAAATCATGATATAAACGATATGTATCTCTAGGAGAAAGTTGTCCAACAGTATATGTTTGAAATTCATTGATCAATTCCGTTAACTCCATACGCATTGATAAAAAACGATTAACCATATATGGACTAAATGCTTTTTGATCCATTTCAGACCATTTTGACCATTCTCGCTTTTTACTTGTTACCCCATCAATGAAATCAAACATTGTTGCCGCTTTCTTTTTTTCTTCTGCCATTTATTATAGTTTATATTTTTTACGATATTGTTCTTCCAACTGTTTACCCATTCCAATTTCTAGTATTACCGCATTATCCGGAATACCTATGATACGTTTAGCATCGACAATATCATCAATTGATTTATTGCGAAACGTTTTTATTTTTGTTTTTGCATTGCTTCGGTTTGATGTCTTGAATACAATGCTAATCGTATCTTTGTGGTATGATATTGACATTATTTAGTTTTTATTTTAACTGGTTGAAACTCTGCTGGTATTGCTCCGCAATCATCACAACGAAACACCGGGATTGGTACCATTGTGTCTTTGTCTGCACCTGTTAAAAATTTTGATACTTTGTTAATTGCCATTACTTGACGAAAATACATCCCATCGCATTCTGTACAAATGATAGGTTGCATATCTGTTGGTTTGATTTGCGGTTTACTCATATTTCTCCTAATAAATTTACAAACATTGCCATTATATTAATTTCTTTATCTACTACACTTGCATCTTTGAATTGGGATTCTGCTATGATTAAAATGCATGGGGCAACGTGGCCGTGAGCAAATTCATCTAAATTGTCGTATAAAAATGTATACAATGGAGTAAAATCTTTAACTTTGCTATCTGCAATGCATTGCCGTATTTTTGTAAATGTAGCCTTTTTGTCTTTTGAATTCTTAAGCATTTCTAACACTTCGGTCATATAATTTGCTTGAATTGCACTTGCTTTGTCTAATTGCAATTTGCCATTAACAACTGATGCTTGTGCTGCATTAAGTGCTCTACGAATATCCGGATATGATGCATTGATAATTGCTGCAATATCTTTGATATCATATGTAACATCTTTTTCATCTAATACGGTTACTAAACGTTGTGCTACATCTTTTTTATTTGGGGGTGTTATAGCGAACGTTTGACAGCGTGATTGAATTGGATCTATAATCTTTTCAACATAGTTACATGTTAAAATAAAACGTGTTGTTTTGCTGTATGTCTCCATTAAATTACGAAGAGCTGCTTGTGCATTTGGCGTTAAATAATCTGCTTCATCTAATATGATAATTTTCCATCTTTTGAAACCAACTGTTGATGCATATCGTTTAATCTTATCTCTAACTGCATCTACTGAGTTTTCATCTGATGCATTAATATACATTAAATCGGCATCTACAGATCCAGCAATTATTTTTGCCAACGTCGTTTTACCTGTCCCAGCTGATCCATAAAATAATAGATGCGGAACATCACCATTAGCAATGAAAATTTTAACTTTCTCAATAATATGTTCATTTCCTATATATCCTTCTAATGTATCGGGTCTAAATGATTCAACCCAAAGTGTATTTTCTTGTTGTCCAAACATATTTTTTATTTACCTGTTGATCCAAATCCGCCTTCTCCACGTTCTGTGTCTGATAATTCGTCAGTTTCTACTAAGTATACGTGCGGATATGGTATTATTATCAATTGTCCTACTCTATCACCTGGATGATATATTTTTGCATTAATTAAACTTGGATTAGCTCGAAATTTAAACATGATTTCTCCTCTATATCCACTATCTATAACTCCAACATGATTTGTTAAGTATAAATCTGTTTTACTATTTGATGATCTAGGAAATATCAATCCAACATGTCCTTTTGGTATTTCGATTGCTAATCCTGTGCCATATACAACATTTCCATGATCATCTTTTTCCATTGAAATAGCAGTTAAATCCATTCCAGCATCTCCCGGCTTTGAATATTCCGGAATAACTGCAGAGGCTGAAAGTTTCTTTATTCGTACTAACATTCACTTCCTAGTTTTGTAACATTACTAACCAATAACTAGATTCGAAATCTGTTCCTACAAAATCAATTCTAGCTAAGCCATCTGGCGATACATGTAATTGCCCTACATCTCCGCGATTTGCAATTAATACTTCTCGCAATTTATCTGCCGAAAAACAAACCGGATCCATATCTTTGCCTGGTGTATTTCCTACTTCAAAAGAAATATTATCTGAATTAACTGTGGTATAGTTAATAATAAATTTAATTACGCCATTTGTTACTTGAACCGCAAAGTTTTTGGCATCCGGCAAGGCATTCTTTGCTTTGATGAATCTACTAATAAATTCATCATTAACCGGAATTTGAATTTCATAATCAGGTTCTGCATTGATTGTCGGTACTGCGGGTATTACAGTGGTATCAGCTAACATGAATGTTGCTTTTGTGCTACCTTCGGAAATTGTCATTGCATAATTTTTACCTGCTGCATCTTTAACATCAATTGCAATATTTTCACCAACCGCTCCTAACATCTTAATCAATGCTCCGGTATGATTAATACCTAATTCACCTTTCATGAAAGGATCTGTATTCCATTGTATTTTACCTACTACGGTTTGATCCATATCAATTAATTCACATCCAACACCTTTGTCGTTTTCGTTTAATTTAACAGCTTCACAGTTACCTGCTAAATAATATCTACTGATAAATGATTGTAATTTACTTTTTTCCATTTTTATAACCTTTTAAAATTTAAAGAACTTATTGAAATTTTCAGCATCGGTAGTTGATATACTACTTCCGCCAAACTTTTTGTATGTTTTAATATACTTTTCATATACTTGCGGAGCTCCATCTGGATCTGCAAACATTTCATGTAATGATAAGATAACATCATATAAATCTCTAGTAACAACCGTTTCTAGCAATTCAACGTGACTATCTACCAATTGATTTATTTCTTCTGCACATTGCACATACAAATGGGTATTATGAACAACCATTCTAGGCATTGCTTCTTGTGAATATCTATCTAATCCTCCGGCAGTTTTTCCTCCTAGTAATTCATAGGTAAAATCTTTACAGGCCGGACAATCTAATGCACACGGAACATGTTGAGTTAAATCAATACCAACTTCTCCGACTTTGCCTTGTTTGATATGTGACTTTCTGCGATATTCTGCATTCTTTGGAAAATACAATTCCGAAAATGTTTGAGTCTTGTAATTTGCAGAATGAAGATATGTCCCAAATACCGGATATTGACCTGGAGATGATGAATCCGTTGTAATATAAATTCTATTACCTGTATGTTCATTCATTAACTTTTGCAATGTTGCTAAAATAAAGAAATCTGATATTTTTGAAATACCTAACAAATGCACATATTCTAATCGCTTATTTTCAAATTCTCGGTGTTTCAACATTAATGATACTGCAAACATGAAGTCAACTAGCTTCTGCGGACCTCCGATTGCCCAACCTTGAAAATCAAAATGCTTAAATTTATGATACCACCAAGTATATTCATCAGTATTTGAACCTTGCAACATGTTTAAGAATTTAGTCTTGCCTGATTGATGTTTTTCAAACCATTCAAAATTATCAAAACTAATATCAGCACATTCCGCAAATTTATTTTTATATTTAGTTTTAGGTGGAATATCTAAATTTGCTGCAACATCACTATTGGCTTCTAACCAATGAAATATTTTTTCTCTTAATGCATTGCTATATGGTAATGCACCAGTTGCAATTTGATATCCTCCTGAATCTCCAAATACTAACACATCTTTTTCTAATCCCATTTGATCGCGAAAATCCATTTTCTTGTAATGATGTCCTGCTGTTATCAAAAAATATGGATGTCTCCAATCTTTCGGATAGCGGGAATCAAAGAATTTTACCGGATCTCCACTTTCGAATTTCATATCCTTTTTAAATGCAGATACCATGGATCCTGCAGATAAAGATGGAAAGTATATGAATCTTTTGTTTTCGCTCATTATATTCCTTTTTCTTCGTTTAATTTATTAATAAGTCCCATTGTTGTTTCATGTTGTTTCAAGCAATCAATTAAACGAGTTGCTGAAAAAAAGTTATGATGTAATTTTGCAACCAATTGTGCAATACGTTCTGACATTTCTTCGTCTTCATATTCCAATATTGCTTTTACTGCTGAATCAACTGAATCAGCTCTTTTAAACATTGGATCATACATTTCTGTATATGATAATCGATTTGGTACTAATGGACACGCTCCTGCGCAGGCAGCTTCATACATTGATATTCCTAATGTTTCTTGATCTGCAAATGATACTGCAAATTTTGCTCGTTGTAACAATTCATGATATTCTGTTTTAGATAAATTCATTTCCATAGCTACACAAAATTGATATTTCCACAATTCTGGTCTTGAAGCTAACATATGAAATAAATCTAATCGTTTCTCCGGAGCAATACGATGAGGAAACACAATGATGTTTTCTTTTTTAGCCCAAAGTTTAGGAGCAATCATTGATTCGGTATATTCCATCGGCCAACCTGTTCTATCAAAAGATCTGTCGTGCATAATGTCATATGTTTTACGCATTAAGTCAAAATGTGCCGCCGTTGCTAACCAATTGTGTGTAAATGCCCCAATAAAGGCTTGCTCAGCGTGTCTAATCCACGGTTTATCTCCTACGAGTCGACCTAAAAAATCATTTGGATCATATGAACCCGCGTGCCAAAGTCCGTGCGTTATAACAGGAATATTTAAAAGTTCACTCATGTACTTTACATTGATAATTCCTGGGTGCCAAGCATCTGTAAAAATGATCTGGTCTCCTGCTTTGATTTCGCCGCGCGTAAATAATTCTGCTAAACGATGTGTTTGTGTAGCCTTATACATGTTAGTGCCACCAAAGTTTAAAAAAGCACCTGGAGTAACGGCTGTTGGAATATCTAAGTCACCTTCAACAACTTCTACATCAAATCCATTATCTCGAAGCAACGCCGGAACGTGCCATTTCCATTCACAAGTATAACGGGTTGGAACTGATTCTAAATCTACTAAAAATATTTTCATATTACCTTTCTATAACACAACCGTTTTCGAAATCTTCCCAAACTTCAACTTTGTAAAGTGCAGGAAATTCATTTAATAACCATTCTCCGATCATTTCACACGACATTGAATCGAATTCTAATACATTGGTTATTGGAGATGTAAATCCAATGCGTAATTCTTTTTGTATTTTGCGATTCAACAAAATAAATTCTTCATCTCGATCCGTGTGCGTTACATGTGCATAACAACGGAAGCCAAACATGTGTCTATGTCTATATGATAAGAATGCTACTTCTGGAAATACATCTTTAGCATCGGGCCAACAATGGAATCCTTCGATACTAAAGGTTACTACTACACTATACTTCATGGCGGTCAAATTTATAATCATCTGGATTCACTGATTGCATATTATGCACTGTGGTGCAATACAATTTATAATCTCCATAAACTACTTTAATACTATCTGTTTGTTTAAGCAATCCAGCATCTTTACAATCTATCATTAACAATATGTGTGCTCGAATTCTAATCATTGGTGGAATATGTTCTAACATACCAGGTGTTGCTTCAATTGAAACAAACTGAGTATCTGATATCATATTGAATACATTATGCCAATTAAAATTTATATCTTTATCATCAACTAATTGTTTAGTTGCAGTTGAGCAAATATAAATGTGTGGAGTAGGTTTTATATTTTCCGTGCCATAAACTATAGGATAAAAATCTGCAATAAAACATGTTTCGATATCTGTAAAGCGTCCTTCAACTTCTTTACCATACCATATACTTTTATAACCAATCATAACTTAATATAATAAATTTATTCTTATTTTCCAAATGAAAAGAATTTTGCAACTGAATTATTTTCTGGAAATGCTCCCCAATTCATTGCTGCATAAAAATCATCAAGTTTATTTTTCAATTCTTTTGCAAATATCTTGTTGCGATCTATGTATTGTTCTACAAAATCCGTAATAACTTTTGGATCTTGATACCCTCGAAGTGCTATTGTATCAAACCCAAATGGATTATCTGACAAATATGCCCATTTTACCTTTTCGCCATCTGTGATTGGTTCTATGTCTCGAATTCCGTTTGATACCAATAAATCATTGAAATTAATTGCAGATTTAACATGTGCCGGAGTACCTGATAAATATCCAGTAAATGGTTTTCTTTTCTTGGTATATTTTGATATTTCTTTAACTCCGGAATTTTTCATTACATTGAGCACAGGAGATGATTTCAATCCAGACTTAAATTTATGAATCATATTCGTTGTAGCTGTTTTATCTTTTTGCTTAAGAATGTGCCAAAGTGTTTCTTTCATTATCTTTTTGAAGTCTTCCGGGAAACTTGATCTTACAACATCTAATCCTTTGATATCAAGTTTATCAGTAGGTTTTCCTTCTTTGAAAATAACCCATTGTGCATATCTCTTTTTTGCAATCCATAAACCAGATTTAGCAACATATTCTTGTTTAATTTTCCATCGATGTGTTTCTGTATTGTGAAATACAACTGCATAACGATCATACATCGTATTTACTAAACTTTGAACTTCAGATGCAATTGCATTGGTTTGTGCAATCATAAATTCTTCATCCGTTTCATCATAATCCGGAAAACGTTTTGCAATCAAAGGCAATGAACTAACAAAGGTTGAATCTGTATCTGTATAAAATGCAAATTCTGCTTTGCCATTAGTTGCATTAACGAAATAGTCTTGTCCTATTTCTTTTGCATAATGATTGTTAATAACCTTTGCAGAAAATTTAATTACACTTTGACCTGTTGCTGTGATTGCACCTGCATTATCTAAATCATGGAATCGAAATGTTTTAAGTCCTAATACTCCATAAAATGAATTAAGTAATACTTTTTGTGTATTTTGTAATGCATCGTAAAATTTATATTCTTCTGTTCCAACTTCATATTCATCACGTTTGTCTTTGTATTCAACACGTTCATCAAACCATTTTGCTAATATTGTTGGCAAGAATCCTTTTATGTCTGTTCGATAAACAGCTCCGTTACTTGCAACGGTATATGCATTGTCTTGCAACCATGTTTTAACATCTTGAACAAAGGTACCATCTATAAACGTAACTTGCTGAGGATCAGACTC